AGCCACAACCACACCAACAAATGCAGCAACGCTCGCAACCACAACCACACCAGCAAATGCAGCAACGCTCGCAGCCGCAACCACACCAACAAATGCAGCAACCACACCAACAAATGCAGCAACCACACCAACAAATGCAGCAACCACACCAACAAATGCAGCAACCACACCAACAAATGCAGCAACGCTCGCAGCCGCAACCACACCAGCAAATGCAGCAACGCTCGCAACCACAACCACACCATCAAATGCAGCAACGCTCGCAGCCGCCTCAAAACCAGCGCGCACAGGAAGAGCATGATGCGAAATTAAAAGAACATCGTCGGATGCTGGCTCGAACTTATACTAGTCAGGAAGAAGAAAAGCAAAAACAGTCAGGGGAAAAGTTCTATCGATGTGAGCGCTGTGGCATTTAAAATCATTATTATTAAACAAAATGGTAATATGGTAAAATGGTGACACAAAAAAAACGGTATGTGGTCATTATCTGGTATTACAGAACGGACAATCCTAATTGAGGACGCGTTCTTGTTATTTAAGTGGCGGTAACCATCACCACTAGGTAGTGTTTTTGTTTTAACGCAGGTGGATTTGAACCCGAGACCTGTGGCAGTGTACTTCTTAAAGCACTTCTTTAACCAGTGAGCTGCATTTCACTGTCCTAATATATTTAAATTTTAAGTTAATTTAACATGCTGGCTTTAGCTAACGTAAGATAAATTTTAAAATGTTGTTGTTTTTGTAAATGTCTATTTTGGTATTACTTTTTCTACCAATGTAGTAAAACGTATATCTGAATCATAATGGTACTGATGAGTGATGTGCACTGGTCGATCGAGGTAGAAGTGTCCAAGCACGATATTGTGTTACTCACCGAAAAGAATTTACATATCAGCATGGTTGAGAACGGAGGAGGAGAGTCGTCGCCGCATGTGTCGCCGCATGTGCTCATTTCCATAACGCATGAAAACACGGGCGTTTCGGAAGAGGAGCTAACCATTGACGATTTGGAGCTGTACATTGTGCTGGTGGGGGCCACCGACAATTCCCAGTTTATTTGGACGTGTGTGTTAGCGGCCGACACGCACAACACGCGTGGATGTGACAAGACGTCCGCAACTACATGTTCCATGCCCATGGACTGCTCCGACGGCTTCCACCACGCGGTCTCTCACTACCAGTACAGGCCACGCAGCTGGCAAGGTGTTCAAATTGTCATATCATCACATGGAATACATAAACAACTGGGTGCGCGCATGCCGTCCCTAGCCTCCTAAGTTCATTTTAATAAACATTTGATAAAACGGCTTAACCGTTTTGTTGGCGCGTGGTTTTATGTGCGGATAATGAGTCTCTGCAGCACGGACAGACTGGCGATGTTTTTAGCCACTGCACAACACACTGCGAGTGGAACATGTGGTGACACGGAAGTTGCGCGGCATAATTAAACACAGTGTTGTTATTAATGACTAGACTGTTACTGTTTGTGACAGTGGCTATGCTGTTAGTGACAGTGGCTAGACTTTCTAAACAAATGGCGCACGGCGCATCATCCGCCGCGTCCATGTCTATCCGCGTAATCAAGTCTTTGATATCGCTGTCGTTTAAGCAATCCTTGTCGTTCGATTCAATAATGGTGAGCGGCGCCGACATTTGCCCGTCCGCTTGTCCCGGCGCCCATGATACGCTGATCAGTCGCGAGTTGGGGTCTGCTTGTATGGTGATATCAATGTCGGGTTGTTGCTGCATGAGGGGCACAAACAGTAAGACGCTCAGCCACTCTTCGAAGGAGTAGTACTGGATGGTGCCGTCGTCTTGCGCGGAGGTGACGGGCACGTGCACGTTGCCCCCGCAAAACCAGCAGCCTTGTTGAAGGGACGCATACGGCGCGGTACAACTCATGCAGTACAACAATGTAGTCTCATACTCTTCCTCTTGCATTAATTTTATTTTTACTGTAGCTGGACAATATTATTTTCGCGGAAAAATTTCCACATGGTGTCGACGGGCTGCCGTAAGTTGCGGCTGAGCATCATCAACATTTGCAGACTGGTGTGGTTGTTCGTGGCTGCGTCGACCCCCAGGTTTTGGCAGAATGTCTCGCGGGAGGGACAGGCGTACAGCGCCAACTGCACACTCACCCGAACCAGCGGTTTGTGATACGGTGACAGACACAGTTCGTACGCCTCGCCGACGCATGTTTGCAGCGTCTTATCCACGTCTCTGCTGATCTTGGAACACAACACACACGTGAAATCCAAGAACCACACCAGCCGCATGAGCGTGCGCGTCACGGAGGGCAGGCTGCTGTTGTTGGTTGCATCGGTGCCCATCTCGTTTTGGATGATGAGGCGTAAGGGGTAGCCTTGCGTGGGATGCGGCGCCCTGCCGGTAGCCTGTTGCACCAGCACCAAGTTGTCCTCCACAATTTTGATTTTGGACTTGATGTCTCTGGCGGCAAAGTAGAGCGGGGGTGACAACATGGACGTGAGTTTGCTGAGCTCTTTGCAGAGAAATAGGAGCGGCGTCGACGGAAAATTCCGAAACGACTCCTCGTCGTTCAGCAGCGGCAACACCTGCAGCAGCGTCTCGAAATGAAACGCGTCCATTTGTTTCTTCTTTCTTTTCACGCCGTGTTTAAAAAATGGATGCGCGTTTAGTTTGCAACGCGTGTGCGCGTTTTGCTTTGTTTGCAACGCGTGTGCGCGTTTTGCTTTGTTTGCAACGCGTGTGCGCGTTTTGCTTTGTTTGCAACGCGTGTGCGCGTTTTGCTTTGTACTTGTGCATCATTTAAAATAAAATAGGGGCTTCAAGTAAATAAATCATGAGTTGTGCGACGATCCAAGTTTTTGAGGGTCTAATGGTGCACGTGGTGTTCAACGCCGAACAAGTGACGGTGGATAAGTTCCGTGAAGATTTTTTATCGGCGCTGCAGCAACTGCTGGACAACGAGCAGCCGTTCACGTTGTTCGTTGACACCACCCAGATGGCAACCGTGCCGCTGAGCGTGTGCCTCGACATTGTGAGCTTCATGAAAAAGAACAGGTCCAAGTGCAAGCTGTACCTGAATGCAAGTGCCGTGATTGTGGGCAATGAATTCATCGCCGGCCTGCTGCAGTACGTCTTCAAGTTGTCGCCCCCCGTGTCGCCCAACGTTGTGGTGCGCACCCAGTCGGACGCCATGGACTTTTTGCGATCGCACATGGCGAGCGTACCGCTCGCGGCTTAGTCACAGTCGGCGCGCGTGGTTGATGGATGATGTATATAAGTTGTGTATCAGTTGACGGGGGTGACGACGTACGTGCGTCGCCTCCATGTAAAAAGTCAAAATAAAACGACATCAAATATATAAAAAATTCAAAATCTATTTTATTCCAATTGATTGACCTAATTGAAAATCATTTATTTATATATGATGGAGCTCTCCTCTTCCTCGAACTACTATGACGTCGCCGCTATGGAGGCGACGCTGATAACCAATGTACTGCACCAGGTCATGCCTATCATGGCCAAAAAGAGAAACACACAGGGCATTAGCGAGCAGCAGTTCACGCTGTTCCTCACCAATGTACTGCGGGATTTGGAGGGGTACAAAATCAAGCTGATGCAACCAGCTGCATCGTTTTCGTCGGCATTATCATCACCATCCGTGTCAACGATGCGCACTCTGTATGAGGTCTGTGAGGCGCACATGGGGTCCACAGCTGCGTACTGGCGCGGTTTCTGGAAAGACTTTAAAACGTTGTTGGATCCGCTGTATGTGCACGTGGAGCATCTGCGCCGACGCACACGCACAATTACGCCACTATCAACAATGGCGCGCGCAGGAATGAAGCGTGATCGTATCAGCGGAGATGGAGCCAAGCGGAAAATTGGCGCGGAGGCAGCCATACCCTTAGACACCACGCTCCGTATCACGTCGGAGGTGCGCCAGCGGAACGACTCGCGATCGGAGGGACGCCAGCGGAACGACTCGCGCCAGTCCAACGACTCGCGGCATTCCACGGCGGGGGACGCGCGCAAACGCACCGACTCGCGCGGCACAGTGGAGCGACGCGCGATGGACGCGCCGGACTCGCTGGCCCAGTCCACCGGCGAAATGCGCGAGTGGGACCTGAACATGTGCGCCGCGGTGCTGCAGAAACAGAAAGAGGTGAGCAGTCCGCCCTCGTCTCCCCGCCGGCGCGTCACGACCACCGTCACCGCGGCGGAGGACCTGCAGCGCCGCACCTACGCCGGCAACGCGCAGTCGGCCAACGTGACCACGCACCGGCTGTTCGAGACGTTCGACATGGACGCGGAGCTGCTGGCAGAGTCGTACGCCCCGGTGTTCGACCGCAACGACCTGTTCCTCACCAACGTCAGGGATGCGCGCCGCTTGTTCGTGCTGGGCGACACCGTCACGCAACAAGCCAAGGAACGCCTCGCCGCGTCGTTGCCGGCGGTGGACCCGCTCACGTTCCCGTACATCTACGTCGTAGCGCTGCGTTTCCTGGGGGGCGCCAACACGTCCCAGGCCATCTACGTCACCTGGTGCCTCAAACATGAGATGGACACCTTCCTTGCCGCGGTGCTGAGCAACACCATTTTGTGCAACCAGCACGTGACGGCGCTCATCGACTCGTGCGTGCGCTCCCTGGGCGCCACCAACCACCAGTGGAAGCAGCTGTTCAGACTGGAGGTGCTCGACGACTCGGGCGGCACCATGACCGAGAGCTCGCTGCCCGTCTTCCTGGCGTCGCTGTCCGGCTACGTGGACCAGTACGTGCGCGAACAGTCGGTGACGTGCCACAACGCCTTCAACGCCATTCCGCACGCACGCCACCGCCTCATCTACGAGTCCGGCTCGCTCGAGGCCTTCCGCTACAACTGGATGTACACCAAGAGCCGGCACGCGTTCCTCGATAAACTCACCAAAATCACCGCCGGCCTCAACGACTGCATCCACACCGTATGCACCTTCTTCCAGCGGTACTGCCACCACTTGGCGCCCCCGACGGGCGCAACGGCCGTCTCCAACGCGCGCGCCTCCTTCGAGATCAACGGCCTGTGGGACTTGTTCGAGCAGCACTTTGACGGCGTGATGCAGCACATTAGCGGACTGGTGGGTGACTACAGCTTTTTTAAATCCATTTCACAGGAGCGGCGCAAGTACGTGCAGCGGGCGTACGCGAACGCACAGGTGCTCGAGCACAGTGCCTCTGTCCGCATCCCGGCGGCGCTGTCGGCCATGTACGACGAGAGCATCGAAGACAACGAGTTCAAGAACACGATCCGGGTGTACGCCGACATGAGCCACGGCATCAAGCACGTGACCGCCGTGAAGACGCACATGATGCAGTGCTGGGTGAGTGCGCACCCGGACATCCAGGACCCCGTCAAAATGTTCGTCTACCTGCGTTCGCTGGTGGTGCTGCAGTTTATGGCGCCGGAACAACTGGTCGTCGCGCCCGGCCTGCCCGCGGACCTGGCCCTGCGGGTACACGACGCGGTCATGCGGGTCGTACCGCCGCCGCGCCGCGACGACCTGAGCGCCGCAGACATCACCCAGGCGTGGCACAAGTGCATGATGGCCGCTCACCCCGACAGGTGCCCCGACAACGTGGAGAGGGCTACCCAGCAGGCGCAGGGCATCAACGAAGCCAAGGAGTTCATTTTAAAAATTACTGCTTTAACCAAATCCGAATAAAATATAATCTACCTTATAGAGAAACACGAACCCAAAATGCCCGCACGAAAGAGCAAGAGCAAAAGCACCAGACGCAGTAGTGGACGGAAAAAAGTGATGAGGCTCAACGAGTTTGTGTGCTTCACGTGCGGCCGCAACGGCGGCAAGACCCGCGTGCTGGTAGACCAGGACTCCATGGTGCGCACGCTCACGCCCAACGGACGCTACCGCCTCAGCGCGACGTGCGACCGGTGCAACCAGCGACTGTCCAAGTTCATCACGGCGGATGTCTTTGACGCGCTCGAGGGCCGCGTGCCCGAAGTTGTTTCGTAAACACCCGCTTGGGCGTTGACGCCCGAAGCGCGCCTGTGCCTTCACGCCCGTACCGCGCCCCCGCGTGGGCGTTGACGCTCGTCGCAAAGTCAGCGTCCATGTACAGCACGCCTAAAATACGGCCGTAGCCGTCGCACTTGCCACACTCCACCCACACCTTCTGGTCCAGCAGCCACGCCCGCAGCCATCTACGCGCGCCGTCTCGCACGTCCACCTCCACAGACACGTCCACCAGTCGGCACTCGTTGCGCCACGTGTTACTGCCCGACACGAACAACAGCAACACCCTGTCCAGCTCAAACACCTCCAGCACCGTGGCGCGCATCATCTCCCCCTCCAACTTCGCCCCCCGCGCAAAAAGTGTCGTCCGCTGCACTGCCGTGGCGTGCATGTTGGCAGGGGCGACGTACGTGGCGCGTCGTGACCACCACCACCACGACCCTTTTGGCGACCACCACGACCCTTTTGGTGACCACCACCACCACCACGACGACCCTTTTGGCGGAAGTCTTGTAGTAGTAGTAGCATTGGTAGTAGTAGTAGCATTGGCGGGTGTGTGGCTGCTTGTGGTGGTGGTGGCACACGTAGTAGTACTCGTCGAAGCGTGGCTGCTGTTGCCGCTCCTACTAGTACTGGGAGCTGTGCGTCGCATGGGTGCTCGGCGGGGCAAACGTTCAAATAAATTACAAAAAGCTGCTTGTTTATTTCTGGAATACATATTTTTAATGGTGGCTCATGTACGCCGTCACGACTCGGTCATTGTCATGAGCCGGTGCTCCAGCCCCGCTATTCTCGACTCGTACTCCAGCTTGGCGCGCGTCATCTGTGAATCAATGCCGCGCTCCAGGCCGCGGATCGTCTGCTCCAACTCGTGGTTGGCGCGCCTAAGGTCGCTCAGCTGCGCGTCCGCGTCGCTCTTCTGTTGCCGCAGCCAGCACAGCTCCGCCTCCACCTTGACCAGCTGCAACGACTTGTCCGACGAGTCGCCGTCCGTGCGCGCGCGCTTGCGGGCCCACCGCTCCTCCGCCGCCTCGAGCTGCCGCCGGTGCTCGCTCACCTGGCTCTCCGCGTTCACCGCGCGGCTCTCCAGGTCCTTGAGCTTGCCCATGCACTCCTGCTCCAGCCGCACCCGCTCCTCGCGCAGCCGCCCCTGCAGCCCCTCCGCCAGCCTCTCCTTGTCCTTGCGCTGCCTCTCGCTCTCCTGCAGCCGCGTGGACACGTCCTTCAGGCTCAACGTCACGCGCTGCTCGTTCTCCTCCATCTGCGTCCGCAGAAACTGCACCTGCTGCTCGTGCACCGCCAGCGCCTCCGCCTGCTGCCCCTGCACGCACGACAACTCCTGCCGCAGCGCGCGCTCCGTGCCCTCCATCAGCGCACACCGCGCCAGCGCCGCGTCCTTCGCGCTCTTCATCTGCAGCTGCTCCACCTTGCGCGTCTCCTTCATGGTTTGCAGGCTCTGCAACACCTTGGCCTGCACCTCCTTCGACTCCTTTTTAAACGCCGACTCCACGCTCGCCAGCGTCTGCTTCTGCTCCTGCAGCGCCCGCTTCGCCTCGGTCAAGTCGTGCCGCAAGTGGTCGCGCTCCAGCGTCAACTCGCTATTCTGCCGCGTCTGCTCCGCAATCACCGCCGTCTCCGCCATAAGCTCGTCCACCTCCGCCTTTAGCTGCACCGCCTCCCGCTCCGCCGTCTCCGCCCGCATTCGCTCCCGCTCCAGCTCCTGCTCCAGGCTGCTGATGCGACACACCTTCTCGCTCGTCTGCGCCAAGAACTCGCGGCTGCTCTCGTCCAGCTTCTCGCCCAGCTCCGTCACCAGCGCCGTCTTCTCGTCCATCTCCCCCTCGTAGTAAGACAGCAGCTCCTTGTGCACCGACATCTTCTTGTCCAACTCCTCGCGGTGCTGCGCCTCCGCCGCCAACACCTCCGCGTGGTGCGCCGCCGCTTGCTGCTGCAGGGTTTGCTGCGCGCGCTCGTGCTCCGACTGCGCCGTCAACAACTGCTGCTCCATGCCGCCGTACCTCGCCAGCAACGACTCCCACAGCGCGTCGCTAGCGGATGCGTACCACAGCGCGGTCGCGTCCTGCCGGTAGTGCGCGCGCGCCACTCGCCACGCGTTCTGCCGCCCCTCCGCGTGCCCTGCGTGCCCTGTCGCGTGCCGTGCGTGCCCTGAACTGGGTGATGAGCTCGGGGAACTGGGGGAACTCGGCGGCATACTCGAGATACTCGAGATACTTGAGATACTCGAGGAAGTAGGGGGAGTTGGGGAAAGGGGGTGGGGGGGGTGGATTGTGCTCCAGAGCAGCGCCATGATGTCGCCGCTGTCGTCGTCGCCGCGCCCCGTGTCCATGCTGTCGTCGTCGACGGCTATTTTGGACATGAACCGGTCCAGCAGCGCCGCCATGGCCTGGCGCATGGCGGCCATGTCCGGCAGCTCCTGCAGCGCCCGCTCGCGCAGCACCGTGGACACGCACTCCCGCAGGTACTGCGCGTACTGCTTCTGGTGGCGCGCGCTCGTCTTCAGCAACACGCCGGTGAGAGACGTGTCCAGCGTGTCACCGCTGCCCGCGCCCAAACTGTCGCCGTACAGCGCGGCGCAGCTCTTCTGGAACTCGGCCAGCGCCGCCTGCTTCAACCCCATGCTGGCCTGCAGGAAACACGGCGGCGACTGCACCACGGCCGTCAGCTTGTTCACCTCCTCGCTAAAGTCCAGCATCGCCTTTTGCTCCAGCTGCGCGCGCTGGGCGTCGCACACGTAAGTCCACGCGTCCTTGATGTCCGGCACGCGCCCGTCGTTGACCGCCGCCACGTACGACTCGCACAGCATGGCCAGCATCGCGCCCGTGAGCGGGTAGCCCTTGACGTGCATGGGCCGCGCCACCGCCGCCGCGAAGATCTTGTCGCGCAGCTCCTCCGCCTGGGCGACGAACTCGGGGCGCAGCTGCTTGTTGGGCATGGCGTCCAGGTTCTGCAGCTGGCTCTCGTTGGTGCAGGGGCGCACCATGGTGAAGCAGTCCCTGTCCGGGAAGTACTCGCGCAGACACGAGCGGATGCGGTTCTTGCCCTCCGCCCCCCGCCCCGCCGCCGCCGGCTGCAGCGCGTCCTCCAGGTACTCGCGCGCGCCGATCGCCTTGCCCGTGTCGTCCCGCAGCTGCAGCGCGAAGTCACGCACCACCCACAAGAAACCCGGCGAAAACAAGCGCGCACCCTCGTCCTGCTCTCCCTGCTCCTCGCCCGCCTCGCTTGCGCTTGGCCCGCTTGGCCCGCCGACCTCCTGCGCGCTCTTCTGCAGCTCCTTGCTGAGGTTGGTCACCAGCGACATGTTGCTCAGCGCCTGCTCGTCGATGCTGCCCACGCTGTTGTAGATGAAGTACGAGGAGAGCAGCAGGCCGAGCGCGAAAATGCGCGTGTCGTGCGTGGCGTCCGCGGTGGGCGCGCCGATGCCCTCGGTGTCGATGACCAGCACGTTGACGTCCTCGCCGCGCGCGTTCTTGGTTTTAAGCGGCACGCTCCACATCCAGATGCCCTTGGTGCACGCGCGCGTCGTGGGGCCGACGTTGAAGCCCGCGGCCTGCTGCAGCACCACGCGGTTCAACAGGAACGACTTGCCGGTGCGGTACACGCCCGCGACGGCCACGACGGAGATGGCGCCCTGCAGCCCGTTCAGGATGGCGATGGCGTCCTCGTTCACCTCGAACCCGTTGTCGGAGAAGTTGATCAGGGCGATGGACGCGCCCGACGCGCACGGCGGAAAGAACATGGGCGCGTCATCACTTGCAGTGTCGCGTTTCGCGTTTTTGGTCCGCGCGTTCCCCTGCTTGTGCATTTATGGAAGACTGCTAAAATAAATGGAACACGCGACGGCGCTCGCCGCACCATGCACACACCACAAAAAACTTTATTTTGTTCCCCCCCGGTAGTTTGTCTGTCGTCGTTCCACCCCCCACACGTGGAATGAATACCACATACCATGATGACATCTTTTTCGACTCATTTGTGGTGGTATCAGGTAAGCACAAAAAAAATCTACACGTAAACTTAAACACACAACAATGTCGACTCCCGAGCCCGTGCAAACACTCAACAGCAAAGAAGGCAAGTTGCAAACAAAAATCCTCGACAATTCATGTTATGCGCTCATAGCCCAAAGCTCCGCGTTTCTAGGCGTAGCCATGTTTATCGCTAACCCAAAAAGTATAGTTTTGCGGGGGTTCGGGGCGACCTTGCTACTAGCAGCCACTGGACTATCGCTGTACATGTCAATCATTATCACACAAGAAAAGGTCAAGAAGTAGTCAACCAAATCAACTTTGTGTAAATGGAGTGGATGGGAATTAATTTATTGGGTATACAAACAAACGTAATGGGACACAAGCAGTCTAAGCAAGCCACGCAGAAGCAAGCCACGCAGAAAGCCGTCAAGCCGTCCAAAGGCTCGAAGCGAAACCATGCGAAAGGGGGCGACGGCAACAACGGTCTTCGCGCAGGATCCATGTCCGATGAAGCCATGATGTCAACGACAGCTCAAGCCATGGTCTACCTTAAGGCGATCGAACAACAACTCATCGAGCAACAGCACATACCGCCCGAAGTACTAACCCAGATCGAGAAGTTAATGATTATAAAACTGAAAGAGGTGAGCCAACAACCCGGTGGACTGCTGGCCTACCTGGACAATTCGCCATACGACAGCAAGTTCCGCGCACTACTCATCAAACAAATGGAGGAGCACGCCAACCCAGTCGATCATAACAAAGAAGAAACAGAAACAAAACCAGAAGCGGACAAGGGCGAAACGGCAGAAGCCGATGATGCGAAATCTGCTGCTCTAGCGGGCGGTGGTGCCTCGTCTCCAGCGGGCTATGTTGCCACGAGCGTTGGTGCTAATGATCAGCAGAGGGGGTTTGGTTTGGGACGTGCAAGATCAGGCCTGAACGATTTTATGAATTCTACAAAATTACAAACTTTTCTTGATTTGTTTATTTTGCTTAGTGTTATCAATAGGTTGTTACCCAAATCATAAGACCCTGTTTAAACTATCACGCTCGTTAATAATCATCAAAATAACTTTTAAACTTTGCCGTGCACGATCGTAATAATGCGTGTTTGTTTGCGTGGTTCTTTTTCTGGTATTCTTGTTAACACGAGGAAGACAAAGAAACAAAACCAGAGGCGGACAAGGGCGAAACAGCAGAAGCCGATGATGCGAAATCTGCTGCTGTAGCGCGCGGTGTTAATAGTCCTATCGGAACGCCTACTTTTTCAGGGTTAACCAGAGCAGGCCGTGAGCGTACAAGACAAGCACTGAACAGTGTGTATAGCAATTAAGTATTACAAAATTTACTTGATTTATTTATTCTCGTCGGACTCATTGCGAACTATCTGTAGTCATAGCATTCAATGACACGGTTGTTTTTTTCTTATGAAGAAAAATTAATAAAATAATATGTAAACTTTTTCGTGAATATATATCTTTCTCTTTCCTCTCGAGTATAAAAAAACTAACTAATTTTAAATACAATATTCCATCTTTTCCTTGTGTAGAGAATAATTTAAAGATTAATTTGTTACATTTTGTTCGATCTTTCTCAGCTATGATTTTTTCAACGTCGGCAGTATTCCATCGCTCATCTTGTCGTTGTATTGCATATTTTGTAAAAAGTTCCTCTTCCTCCCTAGATAGGTCATTTTGCACCGCAGATAAGCCCTTTAAATATGTGTTTACATAAAACTCAATATATCTTGTTGTAAAATATTTTAAAAAAAATGTATAATTTAGTAAATATAAATGATCTAATTGTAAATATTCTAATAGAATAGTTAGACGCGTATTTAACTGTTCCATAAGTACATTTTTTTGATTTTCCTTTAATGCAATAGTTGTGTTAAAATAAACATACAAACAACTACAAATTACTTCATATTGATCTAAAATATTAGTGTCGTAAGGCATTGATAATTTCGTAGTAATATCTAAGTTTACTTTTCTTAAATCTCTGCAATTATAGTATTGTGTTGCATATCCTTGAAAGTCAGCTTTTTTCGTAAAATTACATTCATCATCAACTATCTCATTCGCCTGTGCACCAGCACCAGCACCAGCACCAGCACCAGCACCAGCACCAGCACCAGCACCAGCACCAGCACCAGCACCAGCACCAGCACC